CATATCATTTAAAGGACAAATCTTTTTAAACTCATCAATCAGATCATTCTTATCAACGATCTTATATGTATCCTTCCAATGAGCATAGTATTTACTAGGTATATCTGAAGCAATATAATATTCCTTCTTAATATCCATCTGATCAAAGTAGTCACTATCCTGAATGTACTTATAAGTATCATCCTCAACTACATCATGATTATGATTCAATTTATTATATAATTCTAAGTAATCAATCTTTAAATCAGCAGGTATGGAAGCAATATCATCCTCCGTAAACCACATACCAGAACCCCTTCTCAAATGAACACCATGATACTTACCAAACAAAGTCTTAAACTTCTCATCATTCTTGGGATCTTTTACTGTAATGGTGCTTATGATATTATCTTCTAACTTAATTTGACCTGCCATATTTTGTAACCAAGTCTCCTCCCATTGATCTTGCAAGTTCTCTAAAGTATTATCCCAACTACCATCATCCTCAAATATACTATTTGGGAAGTTCAAGAACTCACTCTCAGGATAGTATTTCTTTTCAAAAGATAAGAGATACTCTGTTCCATATAATAATTGTGCTTGCTCCCAATGATATAATCTATTACCTAGAGAAGTATCATGAGGATGATACCCATCCCAAGGATCATCACCCAACTTACATCTCATTACTGTTTTATTATCTCTCTGCTTCCAACTCCTTATCAGGAGTTCCAACTCATTTATTCTCTCCTTTGCATTTCTAATCTTCTCATTTACAATTTTAATCTTCTCATCCAAATTAGTAACACTCATAGGTATTCATCATCTTAGATATTATAATCCATATGTTAATTTCTGACAACTACTATATCCCCATCATCGTCTTCATCATCCTCATCTTCATCATCAATACCCTCATTCAAAGCATCTATCCTATCTTGCAATGATATGTTTAGAGGATCACGAGTATCTTTATCAAAATTTACAACTAAGAGTTCATCATCACCTTGGATCTCTTGAACCTCTGGATGGTTAGAGTTTAATGGGTTCTCTGGTTTTTTATCCATTGGTTTGCTCTTAGGTTCAATATATTTATTAATATCTCTTAAATTGGAATACATTAAAGCAAATGCTCCTCCTGCTATTGCAGTAGAACACAATATAAAAAGTAATACTTCAATCGTTCCCATTTTTTACCTTTTTGTTCTGCTTCTTAATCATCTTAGCATACCAAATATCCTCCCTTGTCCACATATCAGGATGCTTCTTGCCTTGTTTAATTAATCTTTTTGCAGTTTTTCTCAAATCTTTACGTATATCTTTAATATCATCACTATCCAAACTAACTCCTCTGTATGTTTACTATTGGCGTTTCTTTCCACCTTGCTGCTGTTTTATTAAATGTTGAACCTTCATGTGCTAAGATACCCTTGGAATATGCTAATGCAATGAAGTCCATCAAGGATTCTAAGACATACTGATCATTCAAAGGACAAATCTTCTTAAACTTGTCAATCAAATCATTTTTGTCAACAATTTTATATTTATCTTTCCAGTGAGCATAGAATTTAGAAGGTATATCAGCAGCAATATAATATTTCTTCTTACTATCCATCTCATCAAAGTAATTACTGTCCTGAATGTACTGATAAGTACTAGAATTAACTACCTTTATCTTTCCATTTAATTCATTATATAATTCTAAGTAATCATCCTTTAAATCAGCAGGTATAGAAGCAATATCATCATCAGTAAACCATATACCACACCCTCTCCTTAAATGAATACTATGATACTTACCAAACAAAGTCTTAAACTTCTCATCATTCTTTGGATCTTTTAATGTAATAGTACTTATGAGTTTATCATATGGTCCTGTTAAACCACTAAGTGTTGTAGTTTGACTTGCCGTCAAGTTCTCTTCTTCAAATATAGTATTTGGGAAGTTAAGGAACTCACTCTCAGGATAGAATTGTTTCTCAAAAGATAAGAGATACATCTCTCCATGTAATGATTGTGCTTGCTCCCAATAATATAACCTATTACCTAAAGCAGTATCATAATGATTATTGTACGGACCATTACCCAACAAACACCTCATTATTGGTTTATCATCTTGAATAATTAACTTCTCAATCTCATCAACAACTGGAACCTCTTCCTCTTCAAACATCATCTCCAAATCAAACTCATCATCTAATTTACTTAAGTCAAAGTTCTGGAACTGACCATCCCCAGTTGAATTTGCAGGAACCTCATTAGTCTCATTACGAATCTGATCATTCACCAAATCTTCTGAATCATCGACTCCAGTTGCTTTATCAAAATATTGATCATCAATAGCATCATCAAATAAAGATTCATCAACCTCACCATCAAATAATGTTACCATAGGTGATAACTCACCTTTATTTGTCTTTGGTAAACCATCAAACATACCTTGACTATCTTTTGCAATATCCTCCATTTGATCTTGATTCATGAAGATCTCATCATGATCCTTCATAACCTGTTGTTGGATACGTTCTACTTGAAGTTCATGATCCTTCATTAAGAATGTCATCTGTCTTTTATGTTCCTTCTCATGTAATTCAGCATTAGTATATAATCTATTCTTCTCAGTATCATGCTTTAATTCAATTTCTTTCATCTCATCATCATGATTCTTCTGCATACTATCCATCTGCAACTCAAGTTCTGCCATTGCTTCTTCCCATGACACAACCTTCTTCTTCTCATCCTCTTCCTTTGCTCTCTGTTCTGCTATCTGACGGTCATTCTCTATGTTAAAATGATTAACATACTTTTCAATATCTTTCTCTGTGATAGGAGTATGTGGTATAGCAGTATCATATTCTACCCATCCACTACCATTCTTCCATTGGATTGCCCATAGATGCTCAATATCATTAAAAGGCCAATTCTCTTTACTAAAGAATATACCCTTATCGTCAACTTTAATGTAACGATCTGCTTCTATTAAAGTAAATAACTTCATTTCGATGCTCCAAGTTCATGAGTATGGTCATTATCATCCTTTGTATCTACATCAGTAGCATTGATGATTTTTCTTTCTTGCATCATCTGTGCGGCAGCAGATAATACATTTATGTTAGTTTCATTTGCCTTCACCATCTCATTCCTAAATGACTCAACAGCAGCACCAGTAGATCTAGATTGCTGTGAGGTTTCTATCAATAACATAGGCAACCATGTTACTGCACATCCCCACTCATCAACAGGTTCACCTGTTTGTGGGTTAGCACCCCTAATTTGTGTGTACCATGAACAACCAAGTTTTTTACACTTGTCTTGTATCAATGGACAAAAATCTTCTGGTTCCAACTGTGCCATAATAATATTATATATCTAGTCCAGTTCACATACTATAACATCTAAGTATTGGATTGCCAAGTTAGATGTTGCAGTATACGTTCCTTGAATTTGTACTGTACCACTAAAGGGATGGTCATGAGGACCACCAGCAGCACCTTGATCTACTCCACCAGTGTTAGTTGCTCCATCTACAACTCTAGATCCTACATTACTGAATGGTGTAGCATTTGCACCACCAGTAGGTCCAAGTAAGTGTTCATGTTGGTGTTCTGGTAACTCAGCAATTGATAGAGTATGGTCACCCACCACTTTTGGTATACCTGAAGGTGGTAAAATAGATTCAGTATTGTTTACAGTTATTGTTATATCTCTTGCAGCAGATAATACTGTGGTAAAATTAAATGTACCACCAGATCCACCAGCAGTTCCTGTTACTACTCTAAGTGATTTATTATTAACAGATGTATCAGTTATCTGAGTCCATCCTGGTGGTGCAGATGGTTCCCAAAATAACTTCTTTGTTCCAGCAGGATACATCCAATAAAATGAATTTATGGAATCACTAGGATCTGCTAAGTTAAATTGTACTCCACTGGATGTTATCTTCGCCATATCAACTAAAGGTGCATATTAGTACATCAACATATTGAAGTCTTAAGTCAATCTGTCCTGCCCCTGTAGCAGAGAATGTTGCTGAACCATTGAAGGGATGATCGTGGGGTTGTCCTATCAGTCCACTAGGAGATACCACATTACCTGTAGGTGATGATCCTGAAACCCTAAAACTTCCACCTCCACCTGAAGCAGAAGCAGTACCACCTGTTAATGAGTTATGAGTATGATCTGGTATTTGCGAGATTGCCAAAGTAGTACCACCAACTGTACCAGTTACAGTCGTAGCAGCACTAAATGGTACTGCTAGTGATGAGGTACTATTAGGGAATACTTGAGAGAATGTTAACCCACCAGCACCAGAAGTTCCACCAAATCCAAATCCACCACCTGTTCCATTGACAAGTCTTAATGCTTTATCGTTATGTGAATTTTCTTTTACCCATCCAGTTGGAGCAGCAGCTTGGAAGAATACCATAGCAGCACCCTGCTCAACTACACCATACTTTGATGCAAGTGAGGTGGAGTCTCCAAATGTAATTCCAGTCGCAGTTAATGTTGCAGACATTGATATAAGAATTCTATTCCTTTATTCTTTATTTAGCACCTTTTTAGATCCGTCATTTATCCAGAACCCATCATCAGTCAATTCCCATCCATCATCTTGCATTGCTTTCCAACTACCATATCTCTCCATTGCTTCCTCAGTTAGATTCATCTTGATCCAAGCAGGCCAAAGTTCCTCCTCAACTTGAGGCATTTGTAGTTGCTGTCTACGATCCATTGCATACTCACGATACATCTCTTGAGTCCACCCATCATTATAAGGTGACTGTGCTTGTATCTCAGCATCCATCAACTTATAATCAAACAGTAGTTCTCTATCTTTATCTGGAGTGTCAGTGTCCCTGACGTAGACAGTCTTGCCACCGTCAGGGGATTCGTAGATCTTAGCCATTTGATAGCGATGCCTCCGCATAATCACGATTGAATAGATCAAGACCTTCTCTTGTTAGCACACTGTTATACATGCTATCGAATGTCTTAATAGGTAATGTAAGAACATGAGCACCATACAATAAGCAACGTGATGCTTGATGTGCTTCTCTAACAGATGCTGCTAGAATCTTAGTCTCCATCCTATGTTCCTTCTGAACACCACAAATTGCTTTGATTAACTCAACACCACTAAAACTATTGTCATTGAGTCTACCCACAAATGGTGAGAGATATGTAGCACCTGCCTTCATTGCTAAACATGCTTGAGCAACAGAGAATACTAAGGTTACATTAGTCTTAATGCCACCATCACTCAATCTCTTACATGCTTTAAGTCCTTCAACTGTGCAAGGTACTTTAATAGTAACAGCAGGAGCAAGTGGATAGTATGTCTCTGCCTGTGCGATCATCTCATCAGCAGTCTCAGCAACTACCTCAGCAGATATACTCTCCATGTTAGGGAATCGTTCTGCAAGTTCTTTGATAACATCATGCTGAGTACGACCTGACTTCAGTATTAATGTAGGATTTGTGGTGACACCATCTATTAGTCCAGTCTCATATCTGGATGCAATAGCGTCAACATCTGCGGTGTCTAAAAAAAATCTCATGTTTGTTATTTGTAATTGTACGGATCATGTTCCGTGGATTTCTTCTTCTGGAACCAGTCTCTAATCTTCCTCAGTAGTCTCTTCATTAGGAACCTCCTCTCTTCCTTCTGGTCCAATAAAACCGACAATTTTAGTTCGGCGGTCTCTATTTACATAACCAATGTTAACAACGACATCCATGACCTTTAAAATATCCTTAACGGATGTTCCTTCTGGGCATCTTGTCATGATAAAATCAAATTTATTAAAGAACTCATCAGCGGCATCTGTGAGTTCTTCCATTGATAGGTTATCAGTCTTCATTTACCCACACCATAATCTGGCGCAGATGCTTCAAGGTCGGTAATAGTTTTACCTAAACCTTCACTTAGATCTTCAAGATCAGGTTGTACTGTTTGAGGTGTCTGATGCAGTTTCTTGACTGCTTCAATCACTTCAGGAGTTTCTTCCCACTCCCAAACAGACTCACGTCCCTTGTTATCAGAAGTTTTAAACTGCTTTTTAGTCATATGGTCTCCTAGTACGTTAACAGTATATCACAATGACAACTGTTCAGCAATACATGTTGCTACATTGTTGTAGGTTTTAACACCTCCATGTGAGAGATCCCTACCATGATCTATAATAGGACAATATGGAACATCCATAATCTTCTCAACACTTTTAAACAAAGTAAAATCAGCAGTCATCCCCATTTGTCTAGCAATGAGTTGTTGCAACTGTAATACACTCTGACTATGCCAATCATAGCATCGCATTGCTAAACCAAGTCCAGCAGGATCATCTCTCCATGATCCACAATGAATAGTACGATCCTTTAAGTATAAGGGAACTCTACTTGAATCTGCCCAACCAATAGCAATTGCTTTTGGTTTATAGTGCTCCAATAAACATGCTAAATTATGTACTGCAAACTGTCCAGATGAACCAGAGACACCCATATTAACAACATAATGTCCTGTTATCTCACTCAACTGATTTGCTATTGTATCCTCCTCAGAGACACCAACACCATATACTAAAGAACATCCTAAAACAACAATAGATTTTTTCCAGTTGATTTTATTAAATTCTTTGGTGCGATACCCAAGAGAATTATTTTTATATGTTATAGTCTCAGTTCTATACTTCCAATCAGATGGAGTTCTTTGTAGATTTTGTCTGAACTTTGCTTCACTATCACTATCATGATACCAGTGCTCTTTGTTAGAACACAAACGATCCTCAGTCTTAAAGATCTTTACACTTCTACCACCAGTAGGATTCTGAGTATATATTGTCATGTAAATACCTCAACATTATTCATAGTTGCAAATCTCTTTGCATCATCTATGTCATTAACCATAGGTTCACCTTTTACATTAAGACTGGTATTTAATAGCATTGGGCAACCAGTTTTAGTCTTCCATAATCTAAGTAAGGTATATAGTGGTTTGTTATCACGTATACTCACAGTCTGTACTCTGCTAGTACCATCTACATGTGTAATACCCATGTATTTGTCAGGGAAGTTACACTTTGCTGTGAATTGCATATACGGTGACCGTTTTACAGGTAGATCAAAGTATATCTTAGCATACTCTTCTAATATCACTGGAGCAAATGGTCTGAATGATTCTCTACCCTTAATCTCATTTACTTTATCTTTAATTGCTATGTCTCTAGGATCTGCTAGTAAACTTCTATTGCCTAATGCTCTAGGTCCAAACTCTGCTCTTCCTCTAGCAATACCACATATCTTATTGTCTAACAAATGATTAACAATAACTTCATTATTATACTTAGATGTTATATTAACTCCTGTATATGGAGTATATGCGATATGCTTCCTCTTGTGTGCTAACACTGCACCTATGGCAGATCCATTATCGCCTGGTGCTGGCATGATCCATACATTCTTAAAGAATGAATATGCTTTAGGATTAGCAGAACAGTTCAAAGCACAACCACCCATTAAAACTAAATTATCACTATTAACTAATCTCTTTGCCTTCCTCAATATTAACTCAAATAATATCTGATAAACATCCTGTGTTGCTGCTGCAATATCATATATGTTTTCATCTGGTCTCCAATCCTTACATCCTTTATGAAGATTCTTTTTAAACTTAAAATCATCACCAATAAAGTCATTGAACATTGCTTGCCTTAACTTATTAGGATCACCTAATGCAGACATTGCCATAAGGATATACTCTTCCTCATTTGGTTTTAATCCACACCTCTGAGTCATAGCAGTATACCAAAGTCCAATACTATTAGGATATCTCTTCTGATACTTTAATGTTAACTTATCTCCAACTGCTTCCCATATTGTTAGAGTCTGGAACTCTCCAATAGCATCAATAACAACTATACATGCATTTCTAAAATGACTGGTATAATATCCACCACACGCATGAGTATAGTGATGTCCATAAAACTTAACTGGTGCATCAATATACTCTTTAAAATTCTCCTTTAAACCTTGACCTGCACGTAGTTGTCTTAACTGTTTTCTAAATGGTCTTTCATACCAACAAACCAATTCTGGTTTACCATATTGTAGAGCATGATGTATAAGATTATCAGGTATTACTGGATCATTCTTTATACGACTAAATCTCTCACTCTCAGAAGCAAACAATAACCTATCATCTGCAAACACTGCTAGTGCTGCATTATGACTCTCGGATGATATCCCCCATGTTATCATTGTGCTTCTCCCAATAACTAAGTGGTAACGTCGGATCTGGTTTAATGTATGGTTCTACTTGATTAGCAGGACACATTGAACAAAATGATTCGTCTTCTTTATTTAAGAAGTTTTCTAATTCCTCATCAGTACATTCTACCTCTAATGGTTTATACTTCAAGTATTCATCCCACTTTGCTGACAGATTATACTTCTCTGCTTGCATAGGAAGATATGCTAGAGGTGGACACTTCCATAACTTACCCTCATGTAGTTGTAGAGCATCCTTTGAGATACACTTCTCCCAACTCTTCCTAGGGTTATTATCCTCATATGGCATCATTCTATCACCAAATCCTTTATATTGTCTAATCCATTCTTTATTAGTAAAATCCCAAAACTCTACATGAACACCCATACCATTCTTCCAGTCCTTAGCAATCTCATACCCACGCTTAAACTTCCTAACATAATTCATATGCTCTATGCTATGAATTGATACTGCTAGGTTCGCTTGTGTTGCTAGTAGCATGTGTGGTAATTTAGGATGCAAATGTAAACCAGTTGCATTGGTTATTAAATCAATCTCAGTGTATGGATCTGGGAACATCCCTCGAACCATGTATAATATATCTGGTAGATCTCTATGTAATGTTGGTTCTCCACCCAGTATAGTAAAAAGTTTTGGTCTTATCCTCTTACTCCAAGTATATAACCACTCCTCACACTCATCTAATGTTATGTTACCACTGTGTCCCTGATTTGAATAATGCGAACATCCCTCACATGTAAAATTACAAGCATGAGTAACATGAAGTTCTAATTGTTTGACATCATATACCATCTATATGTTTGTCCTTTGGGACATAATAGTTAAAGTTAATTATTATTCTACGATCCTCATCAGTACATGTACTACCAGTATGCTTCATGAAGTGTGGGAACCTAACCAATCTATTTGCTTTACTCTCAACATACTTACCATCCTCAAAGACAGTCTTACCATCATTTGAATTAACATAGTATATTGATGTTATTGCTTCATCACCCAACTCAGAGAAGTCGGTATGAAATGCCCAATCAAATATTATTTGTTCTTCAGTTTTAATAAGACAATTTGCTTTAATCCTAGCAAGAGCAATGACTTCCTCCCTCTCAAGTATTGGTTTTAATAATTGAAATGCTGGACTAAGAATAGTATGATCAGTGTATACTTGATGTACAAACTGGAAGTGACCATCATTTGGAGTTGAGATACCACCCAACCAAGTCCAACAACAAGAATTTTGAATATCTCCTTTATCCATGTGACCCATGAAGTAATCATAGATCATCTTATGATCCTGCTCTTCTAGATAATCATCAATTATCTCAATCATCAATATATCCTGTCTCTTTTAACATATCAATCGCTTCATTCCAACTTGTATCTAACAACTGCATACAAATTGCTCTTCTTCTTATTGGTTTTGGACCTTCAGGTGTTGGAACCAATGCGTGTGGATGTGATACATTCAACAAGTATGCTTGCTTTGAATGTGCCATGAATCTAGTAGACTTCTTAAGATACTTATCATGGAAGATAGCACCATCAGTCTGGTTAGCAATCTGAACTGTCTCAATATCCTCTCTTGGATGATAGAACTGTGTTATCATTCTATCGTCAGTCATGTAAAAGTTTATTATTGCTTCAATACCACTATCAGTATGTGCTGGTATCTTATGATTAACTTCCATCAAAGAGAATGTACATCTATCTCTATATTTTGCAGGAATAACCTTTAATAATGGATCTTCTTTTAATCTAACATATGAATATCTTATTCCAGCAAATCCCATTGGAGTATCAATTCCATACTCAATCTTCTTACCAGTCTTGGATAATGAATCTATTTCAAATTCACAATTCAATTTCTTGTACATGTTATTGAAGTTTAAGGTCGATTAAAATTTCTTCTATAGTATCTGATACAACATCTTTAAAATGTTTGTCATCATGTATTTTACTATAACTTCCTGCCTCAGCGACAGTGTGCATGATATCTGGTCTACTCTTCAACCAATCAAGTTGATCGCCTGATAATTGAGATATATCACCATCTTTAATCTTCGTAAGAAGATTTAAATATAAGATCCTCTCATAACTATCCATTGTTTACACTCCTGTAATATTCTAACTTATAGGGAGCAACGAAGTCAACCACCAATACACACCTATAATAATCTTTAGCAACCATTGGTTCTGGATTAACTGGTTGATGATTAACATTTGATTGGTGTATTAAGAGAGAGTTCTCGTCACCTGGAATAATTATCTCTCTATCATCATTCTCTATAAGAGTACCATAGATTCTAGAAGGATTCTTCAAATAGTATATCATTCCTAAATCAAAATGCTCATGCTTATGTGTGTTACCATAATTTATATACAATTGCCTATCATATAGTTTTTGTGTAACACCCTTCATTCTCTTTGCCCAACAAGAAGCAACCCTAAGTTTTTTAATCTCTGGATCACCAATCTCATTAGCATAATTATAGAGATGCTTCTTAACTAACTTAAAGAATAATCTCCAAGTCTGCATGTGAACTAACTTCCTTCTAACCAAGTAATTAGTAACTTCAGTACATCTATCCCACTTGTCATCATGTTGCTTCAATTCATCATCAATCTCCCATAGTAAATTCTCCCGATCATAATCACTTAAAAGATTATATGCTCGGTACAACTCATTACCACAAAATGACCAGTGAGTTGTTGTTCTATTATCTACCCAAGGATCATGTGTCATATAGTTTCTTCCAATAACCTACAGGGAGTAATGGATCTGCTGGTTTAAAATACTCTGCATGAGCAGGACACATAGAACAAAAAGATTCTGCCTTACGAAGGAAGAACTTCTTAATATCTCCATCAGGACTCAATGGTACATATTTTAAATATGGATTCCATTTATCCGATAGATTATACTTCTCTGCTTGCATAGGAAGATATGCTAAACCAGGACACTTCCATAGTTTACCTTCCCATAACTGAACACACAAACGTGATACACACACGTCCCAACTTGATATAGGATCATTATCTTCATAAGGTTCCATCTTATCACCAAACCCCTTATATTGTCTTTGCCAATGCCGTATAGAAGGTCTAAGTTCAACTTGAACACCTCTATCTATCCACTCTCGTGCCAACTCATAAACTGGTTTAAATCTCTCCAAATATTTCTTATCTTCATTACTATGTACTGATATTGCAAGTACGGTCTTTGTCTTCCTTAAAGGTTCATATAAATTAGGATGCCTAGACAATAAGAATCCATTAGTAACTACCTCAGTATATGAGTTTGGCCATCTCTTCCTAGTCTCCCACACAAAATCTCCCAGATCAGGATGGATACAAGGTTCTCCACCCATCAGGGTAAATCTTTTAGGTATAATCTTATCCTTCCAGTTATCCATCCATTCTATCGCAGTCTCTAATGATACATTACCAGTATGACCTTGATTCATGTAATGAGTACATCCTTCACACGTTAAATTGCATGAATGAGATACATGTAACTGTAACTCATGCGGTACTTTAAGCATTAGTTCATGTTCATTGAGAGTATGATACGGGATTCATCACTTGTATTCACGGGAACATAATGGGGTAAAGAAGTTGGGAATACAATTAATGTTCCTTCCTCTACATCATCTGGTTCGTATTCTATTACATTGCCATCTATATTACTCATAAATGGTGCTACAAAAAAAGTTGGCGAGTGCTTCTCTGAATTGAACTTCAAATACAATACAGAACTAAATCCACCAAACCCATGATTATGTATATAATGAGCGTGTTTTTTATTATATTGTTGGAACCATGCAGAGTTTATTCTAAACTGCTTATCTGCATATCCAAAATCCTTCTTAATCTTGATAAGATCATCCATAAGAATTCCTTCAAGCAACAAGTGATATTGACGATTAGTATCATAATCACTCAACTGATCACCATCTACCATATTCTTTTTATATCTATCAAATATTGCCCAAAGTTGTTTACTCTTTGCTTCCCAATCACTTATCTTACCTTTCCAAAATGGAATAGCAAACTTCTTTAGATAAGGACCAGAGTAATTATCATCATGCATTATTCCATCTCCTCCAAATAATTTATCACACTCTTCCTTGCTCTCTTCAACTCCAACATATCTATCCCATCAGATTGTGCTTTGGAACGAAGTTTCTGAGTGATCTCTTCACTCAATATAAAATTAAGTACGAACTGAGATGCTTTAGACATTGTAAAAAGTATACTTCAAAAATAGTTCTTCGTTTTTCTTAATTGGTTTGATAGTTTTCATATGATATACATCACCTTCACGCCATTTTACACAGTTAGGATCTTCACTATGATTTATGAACCCTCCTAAAGGAGTTCTAATGATATCATCATATACTAGAACATGAGAGACACCAAGATAAACATCTTCTGGCACATCATCTTTAGCGAACAGTCCTTGCCCTGCAACACGACTATCCTTAACATGTATCCAATTAGGGAGTGCTTTGTACATTTCTTAAAGTTCTTACGTATTCAATGCAAAGATCTTTGACCAGCATCAGTTCATCATAACATCCTTGGTTGTGAGCACAACCTCTGAGTTTAGTATCTGGTTTATATAAAGACTCTATCATTAAAGTCTTTCCACGTTCCCATTTTTCAGCAGCAGTTTGTTCTTTCATAGTTATTGTAGTTTAAGTCCACCGACAAGTACTCTTTTAGAATCAGAGAATTTTGCTGAGTGTTCGGTGTCGGCACTAAACACTAAAATTCTATTCATCTTCGGTGTTATATAGTGACTCTCACAATCATCATATAAAATGGTTGCACCATCCTTACATGTATTGAGGTATAATATAAAACTATAATCCTCGTTGTGTTCATGACTATGACGAGTCATATATCCACCATTATCATAACTTATCATATGTAAGTAATGATAAGACAATTCTGCTTTAGCAGTTGCTTCACATATGTCTTTGAGATACCCACTGTATTCATCAAATAACTTATCCTTAACTAAACCAAGAATATTCGTAGTTGCAAAACAATCTTCAGATAGAGAACTATAAGTCTCATCACCATAAAGATCTTCACGCAACATGAAGTATTCTAACCATTTATCAAAATACTCCGTAATGTCCTTAGTACATTCTAATACAACGTGCATTATTCTGCAAGAGCAGACTTCCACTCATCATCACCATAGACAGAATGATACTGTTCAATTAAAGTATCCTTCATATCATGGAATGGTGTGATATCAGTATCATACTCATCTCCAAGGTTCCACTCATTAGTCTGCTTAATCGCTTTATGTGCAGCAGATATCATTGTGATAAGACCTACCTTATCAACAGTAATTGTTACCAACGAATCCTGTGGTAATTGAGATTCTATAATCATTCTAACCTCCAGTTTTGATCCCCTTCTTTATTTACCCAAAAGTAGTATTGCTTGTTAAGGGATTCTAAGTAATACTTGTTCTCTGTAGTCTTTTGCACTCTACATGAATGAAACTTATTCATTATATTAACAAAGCGATCCTTTGCTTGAGGAGTCGTTGGAGTGACGCAAATGAATTTGGTTTTGGTTTTCATGGTAGGATTACAGTTCCTTGTTTAGGTTTTTTACGATGCTTTGCTATAAAGTTACGAGCAGACTGTTCATTCCTGCAAACTTTTAACATTTGACCCTCATGTACGATCATGAGTTGAGTCATACTGCCAGCATGAGGGACAGCATAATAACCATCTCTGGTTGCAAAACCCATCTTGGTATCTTTATAGAAATTGTAGATGGAGTTTAGTTCTTTTTCTTTATCATTCATACCCAATCTGGTTGTCGGGATGGGTCACGTAGATAATTAGTTGCAACCCAAGGTTTGCTCCTAATGTAATTTTTGTAAGCAGTAAAAGTGTCAATGCTTGTGTCATGTTTGTACTCATCTGGCATTGCCCTAGTAAATGATGTTGGAGGAGAACAATCTGGGAATATGATATTCGCATGTTCTACAGTATGTTGACAACTATGAACTTTGTTGTAACGATGGGTATACTCAGCACATAATGCAAGAGCATGCTCTATCAACCAACGATAGTTGTCTTGTGCCCAAATAGTGCAAGGATGATTGCGAAATGCACCCTTAGCAGTTTTATATGGTGTACCATCAACTTTAGGCAAAGAACCAAAGTCATGACCCCACTCAGGAGATGCAACAATAGAAAGCATTTGACATGATTCTAATGGCATCTTGACTACATGCTTATCGGGTAAGCATTGAGCAGACTTAACTGGAGATGGATCAGTGACAAAGATATTCATGGTGCAACGATAACAACAATAGACATCAATACCATTATAGCAGATATAGTTGCCCAGATAGGAAAAAATGGGAGAACTATAAAGGCATGTATCAATTGTGCTATTACAATTCCGTAGAAACTCCACATTAAGACCATACCTATCTTATTATGGAGACTTCCACGTTTGTATGGGTGAGAACCACGAGGTCCACGATCCCATCCATCTACCATATATTCTTTTGTATCAAGTTTTGGTCTACCGAATAGAAAATTCATCATCTCACGTTAGCAATAACAGGATCGCCTTCGACAAAGGCGGTATCATAGACAGTCTCTAAACGACGAGCAGTTGATATACCAACATTGTTACTATAAGTAGGAACAACAATGTTCCCAAACTGCTTGTCTGGTGCAGGACGAATAACACGACCAACAGACTGACACATCTCAATGACATTCATATTCCTAAGAAGAATAAGAGATGTCAAACCAGGAACAGAGATACCTTCACTCAAGATTGAGTAGTGTAGAAGAACGAACTTCTTATCAGGATCATCTCCATATTCCTTCATGGTATCAAAGAACTCATCACGAGATACCTTCTTATTGTTGATAAAAGCACCATGCCTTGCAGTAATCCAGAATAGATCATATCCTAACCATTTAAGCATGGAACAGAATTCTGTCTCACTGAGCATCCTCATCATCACCTTAGTGTTAGGTGCAGCAACTAGAACCTTCTCCATGTGGTCTTCATTCACAATCTGATCTAGGAGAGTCTCACAATCAAGATGATGATCATCCTTCTCTCTAGGAACAGGAATACTCACAGTCTTAATCTCTGGAGGTAGAATAGTACCAGACGCAACTAACTTAGGTGCAGGTACATTGTAGATAATCCCACCAAAGAGACCATCATTCATTCCAACTCTCTTATGAGTCCTGCTAAACTTAGGAGTAGCAGTAAAGAAATAGCACCCACTAAAAACTCTGGTTGCAAAATGTTTTACAGAAGGGTAAAAGTTCTTCTGTACTGAGTTATGTGCTTCATCAAAGTAAATGGCATCTACATGGACACCTGACTCAACTACCTTCTTCAAAGAGTGATAGGTAGTAAAGATAATTCTATGTTGCTTACGAAAGTAATAACAAAATGTAGAGATCTTATCAGGTTTAGTAGTAGAGTGGTAGTTACCAGCATCTCCACTATGAACATGTAGAACACATGCGTTAATAATATGCTCAGTAAATTCTGAACACAACTGATTAGCAAGCAGAAGTCTAGGAGCAACAACTACAATGGTCTTATGACCAGTGAATGTAGGTCTGTCAAACAACTTCTTAGCATGCTCTATGGCAATCATCGTCTTACCACCACCAGTGGGGACGCAAATGATTCCCTTACGCTTGTGGTTCATGACCTCAAGTGCTTCTTTTTGGTGTGTACGAAGTTCCATATTCATATTATATCATACAATATGAAGGTCACTCGAAGAACTGGTCTAATGTAACATCTCCAACAGTTCCATCAAAACGATAATGATATTCCAATGCATCAGCATTAACATAGTGAGGATGATCTACAGGCACACCTAATCTCTCACACATCTCTTTATGATTATCTTCCATAAACTCTACAGCATACAACATATTATTAACAATATGATCTCTACTGTGATACCTCATCAGTGCCTTCTTTAACTGAATAACAAAATTACCATTACCTGCTGAATTATCTAAAAAGGTAGAAGTTGGATCTTTAAGAACACTTTTAGGTATACCACGAATCATCTTGTCACACAAAGATGGTGGAGTAAATACTTCACCTGTAATATCAATCCTATCATCACTCCTAGTGATGTCAGATCCATGCTTTTGATTGTGTCTATTCTTTGATGACATTGTTATCCACCAGATAGGCAACTTCTTCTTCAGTAAAGTTGAACTGAGTATCTAGATTATCGTAATCTGTAATATCAGG